CCCCTGCCGCTGCTGCCCCTGCCCCTGCCGCTACTGCTGCCCCTGCTGCTACGAGCCAAGAGGGTGATATGGTGAAAAAGACCATTAAGGGAAAGCCCTACCTGATGGACCCTGGTAGCAGCAACCTCTATTCCACGGATAGCAAGTTCGAGTCTTTGGGAGACTACGTGGGGAAGTTCAATGCTTCTAACACTGCAAACCCAATTGACTTTGACGCTGAAGAGTAAGATATATATAAAACTAAACCCAAACATACAAAGCCAAAAACAAAAGAAAAAAGGATCCTGATTGGCATAAAGGATTTTTTCCTGACTAGTTTAGTATGGTTGAATTAAACACTCTATCCGATCAAGCTATACAACTAACGTTTAAGGATCTGATGGCGGATAGGGAGAAGCATGTCAACTTTAATAAGAAAGATACTAAAAACTTGAATGATTGGTGTGTTAAGCTTATGGGACGTAATCTTGAATCAAAAGAAGATCTTCTTCAAGTATATGATACGATCCTTACTGCAATGGATAAGATGCTTGAAGATATTAGCAAAGAGATAAACAGAAGGACACTGTCTACTTTAAATACTGGGCCTCGATAAAACTCTAAAAAAATTGAAAGTTGGCAGGGCCCTAACGAAAAGGCATCACACCACAACATGAATCAGCTCGCAAAGATCAATGGTTCTCCCCTCGTTGGCGCCATTCTGGCCAAGTGCACCATGTCTTCTGGGAAGGAGAGTGCGAAGCCATTCCCTCTGGAGAACTATGCATGTGGAATTGAGCCCACATTGCCAAACAAGACCCCTACCGCCAGAGAGCCCGAGCCAACCTATTGGCTGAAGGTCAACAACTCTAAGCGCCAATCCAAGTGGAAGAAGGTCTACTTTGATGACGACGAGTAATAATGTATAAAGTAAGAAAAGCAAAAAAAAAGACAAACAACCCTAAAACCAAATAAAAAATACACACCACACCACAACTTTTTTTTGATAAAAGTTGATACCTTACAATGTTCTATATGCGGTATCGAATGTCATCTGATGCAATTATATCACTCCATGCTGCATATAAGACCCTTTACGACGAGATGGAACTGCATAAACGCAATGCAAGTATGTGGGAGAGTCGTTCTGCATACTATGAAGGTCAGCTTACAAACAGATCAGATACATCGTTATACTGGGCAGCAAAATACTCGGCGACCAATGCAAAGTTGAAAGAAGCTATTGAACTAATTGATATACTTCGTAAAGAGCATTCTTCCCTCTGTGGAACAATTGAATCCTCTATACGGTGTATTAAAGAATCACATTCTGCGATTGAAAAGACGTTAGATGCTGAATCACGTATCGTTCAAGCTCTTAGCCCCAAGCGTTACATAAAACGTTAACGCATAAAGCTAGGACACATATATAAACCAATGGATAGCCTAATAGGGTTCGTTTTATTTGGCCTTATGTCAAGCATAGCAAATTATATACCTTGGACGGCTATATTTTTGCTTACACGTTATATAGGTATTCATTTATATGTCCTTAAAGTAAAAGAAGACTGTCAACGAATTCAGAAGAATATGTCACATTGCAGTCATATCATGGATAATGGAAAGTCATATGGATATTCAGTTGGCCAATGGTATATAGCATCGATTTCTATTACAACCGGTATAACAGAAGAATATAATATTTGGATTGTTGCAACCAAGTCATCCTTTGACAGACTTATTGGTAATGGATCACAACAGATATTAGATACTCATATAACTGATTTAGTTCCTTCTGAAAAATTCACTATCTTATCACGATCTGGATCGTATTTTAGCGTATATTATAGAAAACGATCTCTTTCAATGGATATTGTTCCCATGGGTGAACAAAAGGGAATAATGGATGATATCATACAAGCATACAACTTAAAAAGACATGTAGTTGTATTATTGCATGGACCGGTTGGAACTGGTAAATCAATGTTAGCTATGCTGATTGCAAAAGAGCTTGAAGGATACTTTTGCAATACTGCTAAATTCTGGGAGCCAGGTGATACCTTAGATACACTTTACTTTGAAGCAGATACGGAAACTCCTTTGATTGTAACATTCGATGAAGTCGATACTATTATTCATATGATTGATGCTGGCATAGAGAGACATAAGAGTTTATCAATTCAATTACAAGGACGCACACAATGGAATCAATTTATGGACAATATCCAAATGGGGATGTATCCTAATCTTATTCTTATTCTTACTACAAATAAGACTCCAGATGAAATTGCATCAACCTATGATGCATCCTATCTACGCAAAGGACGTGTCGATCTAATACGAGAAATGAAGGTTCCTTTATAGTCATAAGGTATGCCTATAAAAAAGTAGCAGCTCCTAGTTTCGATCTAGGGACCTATGGGTTATGAGCCCATCGCAATTCCTCTTTGCTAAGCTGCTATAGTCGTGTTATTACACGAATCTTTAGGCCTTACCCTAACAAACACAGTGTATAGTTGATGGAAATAGATTCCTTTTTGCAGCATTCATATGTGTCTTAGAAGCCGGAATATCAGATATAAGAGTTACTGTAATCGTTGGAACTTCAGTAGGTAGACGTAAAGGTTCTATTGATTGTTTAAATTCAGGCGGTGGTATAGGTAAAGGTAAAGGAGATGGAGGACGAATTCCACATTTGATATCAAAATGTAAAGGTGGAACTTCCAGTGGTGGCGGTGGAGGAAGTGGAGGAGGTGGTGGAGGTTGGGGAGAAGGAGGCTGAACTAAAGACATTAATACAGATTCACGAGACCTAATAATATTTACCTCATCCAAAGACTTTCTTGGGTGCAGATAAATAGATAATTCAAGAACAAGATCACGAATCCTTTCACGAAGAAGAACCCACTTTTCATGTGGTGATAAGTGATACTCTTCACCTTCTTCTACCTTTATTCCTTTCATAACATTTTCAATTACTTTCATACATTCTGCAGTAGATTCTAAAAGGGCGTGATTCGATATACACTGACTTTCCATACTTCCTTATATAGATTATGTTCTTTTCATTTTTTAGATGGCGGTATGAAAAATGAAATTCTATGTAGTTTACAAAGGAAGTATAGAAATGCAATCAGTAATGAATCGTGTTGCTTCGTTATTTACCCCACCTCCCACCCACGTAGAACCATTCAGGCCGCCTGTGTCTCCTATTGCAAATACAACGTTTGATATTGAATTAAAGAAATATTTAGAGTATGAACTTGATACATATATGGCTGGAAGACATACATGTAATCTATGCAATTCATGTTGGAATAACCATAAAAAAGTGGCTGTCAGACTATTAAAGCTTCATCCAGCTACATATAAATTACTCGATACTTAAGCAACATTCACAGAAGGCCAATTTTTCATGGTATCATCAACCGTGTCGTAGATCAGATCACGAGTATAGGAATCAAGCTCCTTCACGGGGAGAACTACGCATGGATACCCAGGCACAAGAAGCTGAACTGCCTCAAAAGGAAGACTGTCAAGTGCCATCAAGCGAAAGGTGTAGCTTAGACGAGTTAAAACCTCATTACTATTCAGGCCCTTCACTGTCATCCTCGTTGGCTTTCCATCTGTAGTCGTTGGGTCAACATAGGAGAAGTTAAATAGATCCCCATTCTTTGATAGGTAAATAATGTCATCCTCCTCCTGGCCATCCAAGCTACGAATGATACGAATCTGAAAAGTTGCATTCTTTTGCCTTGGCGCTGTGTTGGTAAATGATGTTGATGCAGTGGGCCTAGGGGAGGCAGGGGAGGCAGGGGAGGCAAGGGAGGCAGGGGAGGCAGGGAAGCCACGAGATTCACCGAATCCATTAGAGTAGGTAGGAATTGGAATCAAGCTTGGCATCAAATCAAGAAAGTGAATCTCAGGTGGAGACAAGTGGTTCTCAAGGAATGCACGAACCGTTATATTCCTGGGAGATCCAGGAAAGATAGGAAAGCCCGTATCAAGAGCAATATCGTCTGTCAGATTGCGAATAAACACACCAAACTCAAGGCTTGGCCAGGTATGCTTGCGCATAATACACTCATAAAGGAACCACTTCATTCCCTCCTCCTCCTCCATGAAATTCAAATATTGCTTGAACTGAAAGCATGACAGGTTGACCTGGCGCACCCTATCTAAATTCAATAGAACCGTCTCAATAGGATAGGAGGTAATATAGTTAGTATTCCAATTCTCAAGAAGATCCTTCCAGTGAAAGATAGTGTGAACGTGGCTTGCAGAAGACCAATACTGTGCTTCCATTTGTATGTGTTATACCATACCTATGCAGGGTGGAAAAAATCACTTTTTCTGAGCCGTTAGACAGGTGCGTCTGTCTCTTCATCAATTGCCATATTCATTACAACTCCCCTCCTTGGAATAGGTCTTAAAATAGGCATACGTGCCCCTGAACGAGGAGCACTCTTCTTCTCTATCCCCTCTAACCTCTCTGTAACCGTCGCTAACCTCTTTTCAAATTCAGAATCCATCTTCTTTTCAAGATCAGGTAATAACAATTCGTGCCATGTCTTTTTCTTCTGCTTCATTAATGCAGCTGCATCGACCACAAGCTGCTTCAGACGATTATCATTGTTTTTATAAATACGTGTATGTTCTACACCATGGGCTATATCAGGTCTCTTTAATACTGGCACGTTTTCAAATTCATCCTCAAATTCAATAACGATATAATCAGGAATAGGAGGAGATTGTTCAATTAACCTATCAAGCTCAGCGCGACACATTGTTAAGAAATCAGAACAGTCGATACGCTCGTTTGGATGAAGGGCAAGTTCAACCGCGATCTGCCTTTGAAATTTACCCCAAGCGATTCCTGCAACACGATTTGATTCAGAACTTTGTGCATATCTGAAAAAATTACCCAATGTAGTTAAAATACCCGTAAAGATAGATACACTTCCTATACCTATTTGTGCATATTTCTGGGATGTCGGGTTATCTCCTACCAAACTATTCATGACAAAACTAGCAGACCCTGTCAATGTTGATAAGATAATAACAGGAACAGTCATCCATAAATTATTAATGTTCATTTTCTTTTCGCATTTATCATGCATCCAACGATAACATGCGGCTATATCAGCCCATCCTGCCATTAATTCTTCTTGTTCTCGTGACCATCCATTATTTGGCTTTGGAATTTTTGAAACAGATACATCAACCTGTTTTTGCCCTAAAATGGTTGGTGATTGTGAACGAGACGCAGCTGGAGATGGTTTTGCTGAAGGCTGTGGAGTTGTTGTAAATGTATTTACTTCTGGTGGACCACTCATTCTATTCTATGTATCGGTTTCATTTCGAGTCTGTGTCACATTTCCCCTACCTCTCCCTCTACCCCTGCCTGCTCCCGCACCCCTGCCTCTACCCCTGGCACTTGCTTCTCGTGTCTTCTTAACATCCAAAAGCCTTTTATACAATATATCAGCATCTTCTGCGTTAATCTTACTTGTATCTACAGTTGAAGGAACCGATACAAATGTCTTTGTCTTTAATCCCATTTTATACATATAAGGGCCATACTGACCCACCGCAAATGTATATTGTCCTATCACCCTTGCTGCACCACCCTTTGATTCAAGCCTTTGTATAACTGTTTCGACGGTATCACCCTCCACATACGGGACACGTTTTCCCTTGAACTCTATGTAAAACCCATACGGTCCCTTCTTCTTATAAATAGTCTGATCGTTCCATTCTCCAAAGATTGTTGCATCTGCAAGACTCTGAATCCATTGTCTTGCAACCTCTTCTGTCAAATCTCCAAATGGAACATCTGGAAAAGAGTAGAAGATTGCCTTTCCATCTGATTCCTGCACTAATAGTGGGCCCTTCTTTGATTGAACGGCCTTTAATCCATTTGAAAACTCTCGCACCTTTTCTGATTCACTTGGCTTTGATGCAGTGTCCTTTAATCGAGCATAGGTATCCTTATAGGAATTCCATGTATCAGAACAGAGGGCCTTCCACTCACATGATCCATCTGCTATATTATCTAATCTCTTCTCCATAGATGATGTAAATTCGTATGCAAAGAGTTCTGGAAATTCTCGTAAACAGAATTGAATCACTGAATCTCCTAAAGGTGTAGGCACTATCTTATTTGACTCTTTTCCAACTATAACAGTCTCTTTCATTTGATTTGCCGGCCATTCATTTGGTTCCAATGTATATATTACGTTAGTTATTTGTATACCAGGAATATCCTTCTTTTCCACATAACCCTTGTCAAATAAAACATCCACGAGAGATGCAAACGTGGATGGGCGACCTATTCCCTTCTTCTCTAAATCCCTTATAAGAGTTGCTTCCATATACCGAGGTGCAGCCTTTGTCCTCTTTGGTCCTGCATGTATGGTATTCCATTTAACTTTTGTCCCCACCTTTACGATTGGATGTAAATCATACTCCTCCTCTTCTTCATCCAACTTTGCCACCTTTCCAAGAACTTGCCATCCCTCGAATACAGTCTTTCGAAATGATGTTGACCATATAAATTTATCCTCGTCCATATCAAGTGTTAGCGAAGTAGTATGTGTAGTCCCTCTTGCAGCCGTCATCGTTGATTGAATTGCCCTTCTCCAAATTAATCCGTAAATCTTCTTATGTTTAGCATCCCACTCTTCAGTAAGTTCTTTTACATCGATATGTGTAGGGCGAATAGCTTCATGTGCTTCTTGGCTTGTTGCAGCATTTGACTTTTTCACTTCCCCCTTTTCTACATATTCTTGACCATACGCTTCTTTCACCCATAGATTCGCCGCAATAATAGCTTCATTTGATAGAAGATGGGAATCCGTTCGCATATATGTGATATGACCTGCCTCATAAAGGGCTTGCGCAATACGCATCACCTCTTTTGGACCCAAACTATAAAGGGCAGAGGCTTCTTGCTGTAAAGTGCTGGTAATCAAAGCCTTTGGTGCCTGGGCAGACCAAGGCTTTTCAAGAATCGATCTTACTGTTGCGCTTTGATTCGTATAAATACTCTCCAAGTAATTCAATACGGACTCTTGATCTTCCAACTCATCTTGCATACGAACCTTTCCCAATTTATCAAATTTTCCTGATATAACCCATGATGCAGTTGATACATGTGTTTTAATAGAAGTTTCCTTCTCGCAAACTAAGCGAAGTGCAGGAGTTTGACATCTCCCTGCCGATAAGCTCCGAGCAACATATTTCCATAAAAGGGGAGAAATTGTAAACCCTACCATCATATCAAGCACCGAACGAGCTTGTTGCGCATATACACGATTCATGTCAAGTTTCCTTGGATTCGCTATGGCAGCTTTTACTGCTTTTTCGGTTATCTCGTGAAAGACTGCTCGTGGGAATGAAAGGGGGTCTCGCTTTAATAAACATGCAACACTATATGCAATCGCTTCTCCTTCTCTATCATCGTCAGCTGACAAATATATGGTGCGAGCCTTTTCGGCTGCTTCAAGTAAATGTTTCATGACTTTGGACTTTTCCTTAATAAATGTATATTTAGGTTCAAAATTACTCTCAAGCCCTATTGCATCAAGGCTTTCTTCTAATGCACGAATATGCCCAAATGTAGCAACCACACGCCATCCTGGACCTAAAAACGATTCTATCTTTTTACATTTCGAAGGAGATTCTACAATAAGAAGGTTCTCTGTCATCTAAGGTACCCTTAAAAAGATACAAAGCAAACTTCACTTTTAGGGGTTAAGGATTCTATAATATATAACATTAGAATGCCAAAAAATGGAAAGGCGTCGACCTTTATGGCAAATAACCAACGTCAGCACACTTTTTGCTGGCTTCAAAAACTACAAGATGATAGTGATTCTGATGAAGAGCCAGTTCTTCCTACTCCTTATAGCGCAGCAACGCCTACTCTGATGCCCCTTGTAAAACAAGATACACCACCGGAAACCCTTCGCGAATGGAATTTAAATGGAATTCCTGCGACGCTTCCCTATCATAAAACAAGTAGACCCGCCCCTCCTCGTAAACAGGAAGATTCGTGGACAAGTATAACCCATATAACTCCTCCCCATGAACTTGCAACAAAGAGTGATGTAGATGAAATTACATATACTAATACGATAGATCATACAAGTATATGGACAGAACGCGTTATGTCAGCTTTTGAAAAGGCATCTGCACCTCAAAAGAGTGATTTGTCAGATGAATTCAAACAAAATCTTACAAAGTTATCTTTTTTCCGTCGTCCTTTAATACCCAAACAATAAACCAGCGCGACCCCCATAGACTCGTAATATCCCATATGTTTCTGCCCAGATATATATGGTATAAGATGGTAAATTTGTAATACTTTGCGTGCCAGTTTTTGATTTGAATTCAAGGGCTAATTCTACCTTTTGTAGTTTATCCATATTTGCATGTCCTTGCTCATTGAATCCAAAAGGTAGAACATAATAATATTTATTATGCCAAGGTGTCTTCTTATTAGGTAATACGCTACGGAAAAATACAGGTGCATCAGATCCATATCGTAATAATTTACCTTCATAAACTAAGGCCAATGAACGTATAGGTTCCGATTCTAAACCAGAATATCCAGGTATTAATTTCGAAAAGACCTTTGTTCCTAAACCACTTGCATCAGGCCACCATATATCTGTTCCTTTCATAAGATCACGTGCCGCATGAAAATGTGCATTAAATGTATCTGCTGTATTTAAATGTGCGAAAAAATATAATTGGCGTGTAAGATTTGGTATACGAATAGGAATTCGAGCAGTGCTTTGACCTTTTGTTAAATGTGGATTTATCGCATAATGTTGCGGAATCCTATACGTTAAATCTCCTAAGCGAATACGATTTGCCTCTGGTTTATCTAAATATACATACTCTAAAAGTATATATGCAGATTGTATATCAAGAATTGAAGGCATAGATTGATTTGCTATTTTTGATCCAGTGGTTGTAGTAAATGTTGCAGATTGAATTGGAACAGTCGCTAAGGGTAATACACCTGTTCCTTGATTTTCATATGTAACATACAATGAGGCAAGAGGATTATAAGTAATTGATATCTGAACAGCATCTACACCAATTGCATCAATAGGTAAAGCCATCTCACGATCCTTTGTAAACCAAAAAGGAAGGGGTGTTATAACTTTTTGACTTGGCTGTGTATATCCGTTTGATCTATACGAGAATCCATTATCGAACCTTCCTAACATACGATTTACTGTCGTAACCTTTTCAAGCGGGGTATTAAATTCATCCATCACTTCCATAAGTCTCCCATCCAATGTATCGACAGGCGATGCAGCAACCGTTACTTGTGCTTGATTAATTAAAGCATGACCAATTGAATTTGTCCAACCAAAAAGAGGTCCTTTAATAGTATTACCCCCTGCAATAGCTGCAGAAGCCGCGCCTTTCTGTGCTGTGCTAATATCTGGCATAACTGTCACCAAAAATGCCTTTGTAACTAAATGACCTCTTCTTGGTATAGTAGCATTTACAGTTCTTCCAAAGGATGGTGATCCGTCAAACTGAACAGAATACCATTCTGTTGTAAATCGTCCTGTTCGAAATGCTTTGATAAAGGGATCTTTTGGCTGACCTTTAAGTAATCTGTCCTCTTGAAACCCAGAATATAAGAGTTTTAATAGGCCAGCTGCTGCCATCTGTGTTCTTTGTGTGAAAAACTATAAGCCTCTTATGGCTGTGGGGCTGGTGGTTGTGGAGCTCTGTTTCTTAATCCATATAGATACGATTTGCTATTCCATTTTGAAAACGGATCCATTCAAGTCGCATTACATACACAACTACCTCCCAGTCTTGTATATCAGTCCCACCCGGAGGTTGGACTGTTAAGTTAAGACGAAGAGATTGAAGACGAGATGCATTTGCTGTGCCAGATGGTTGATGTTTCCCTGGATTCTCTGCAAAAGAATATCCATAGATGTATTGATTGTATGCAGATATACCACCGGGATGCAAAAGGGATATGTGTTTACGATACCACTGTTCTTCTGCTGTTATTAACTCTGTAGAGTTTATATAAATAGATGCTTTCACTAAAAGAGGGGATGGGGTATTATATAAAGGATGATATTCAAGTTCAGTGACAGAAGAATAATTTGTCCTATCATTTTGCTTGGTAGATGCCTTTCTCCGTAAAAACCATATAATCTCTTCCATTGGATGATTTACCTCCAAGGGAAGTTGAACATCGATTGTATCATTTGTTGTCTTATTAACTGTATACTTTAATGGTTCACTAAATGGAAAAGTTTGAAGAGTTCGTATCATAATTTCGAACGGATTTCTAAGAATAGCTTGACGAATCGAACCGTCTGTATGAGCTGAATATGTTATAAGTTGTATACTCTTAAACTCGGGTGGCGTTGGAGAAGATTGAACGTTAACCGCTGCAAGTGTTGATGTAAATGTAAAATTCTGCCCAAGAGGTGTTCCTTTTATTCCACCAATACGACGAATACATTCTGAAAAGGGTCTTAATGTTATATGAATACGAACACTCCCGTTTTTTATAGCAAGAAGAGGAAATCCTTCTTCTGCGAGTCTTGCAAAAAAGAATGGAAGGGGTATACATAAAAGTCCCGATTGGGTTGGGAAAGGATTTGTCGATACATCCTGCGTGTATGCTCCCAAACCATCTGTTAAAATCCCATACTGTTCATTCAAGTCTTTAAAGAGATGGGTATATACGTGAATAAAATCGCCATCTATTATCTCAAGTGTCTGTTCATTTACTTCAATCTCTGCTCTTTCTATAATTACACTACCAAGCTCTTTTGCATATGTCCACGATGGAGTTGTATTTGGAGTTGCATACTTATACTGACCTGAACTAAGACGAAGAAGTGTGGTATCATCCAACCAATGACCAAGATCAATTTGGATAACTGTTTTTAAAAGAACATCCCCACATCCAGGTGATTTTACATCAAAGCTGAATCTTTGGCCAAAAGAAGTTGGTCCACGAAAAGGTGTTTGTTGTAAACAAGTAGAAAAAGGATGTGTGCGTGTGTCGGAGTCTTGTAACCACCATGACTTATCAGCAGACAACGGGAAATAATGATTATCTTGAAAATCACGTGGGGTTCTTTCTAATAAAGTTACTATATCACCAGATGGGCGATTAAATCCATAGGTAGGAGGTTCCATTACTACCTATGGATTGATAACTCTTTACGTCTCGTAAATACAATTTTAATTAAATGATAATAATTCAGCCCTTCCTTTCCCATCTGTTTTAAATGATGTCCATCCTTCTGTAAATACACGAACTTCCGTTTGATATGAATTATCTGCCATATTTACTGTGGTAGGCACCAATAAACCTAAGGAAAGGGTAGGTTTATCCGCCGTAGACATATTGATACTTCCATCTACCTCTCTTTCTTTCCCAGTATATCCAAGTCCCCAATTCATGCTATTAATTTGTATTTGCGAATCAATATCTTCTTTTGCAAAATTTGTAATATCACGCCATACTGTCGCATCCCATGCTGATTCGCGTGTTTGCCCTGCAATCACTAAACTCGCTGTAGTGTAATATGCGCCACCTGTATTAGGAGTTACTTTCCATAAAAGATTACATTGTATATCTGGAAGGCTTCGTATAATCCATAGTATACGTGAAGTAGGATGACATCCATCTAACCTTAAATTTTTTAGACCTCCTGATGTATAATCGGATGGATGCAATGTAAACGTATTTTCAAACATTCTGTAAAATGAAATCTCAACTGGCTTATTTGATAATCTATCTTGCATTTCACGTGATACATATACTTGTATTGTTTCCAATGTTATATAGAGGGGACTCATATCATTAATAGAAAGCGCTGTAAATGATTTGACTGGGCCACTTCCTGTCGTATAATTAAATGTCTTCCCCCAAGGGAAAGGATTCAAGCGTCTATCAGATGCTTCTACAAGCTGATCAAGTCTTCGCAATTTACATTTCACCGTATATGTATGTGACGTAGCTGCCCTTATAGGAAACCCTGCGCCACCATTACACCCTAAAAAGGGTATTTGGATAGATAATTTACCTGGTCGTGCATTCTTTGCAATTTGCTGAACCGTCCCATCATGTGATCCAGTGCTAAGTGCTATGACACGTGTCGATGCATATGTTCCGTCTGTTGCATCTACAGCCCACAGTCCATCTCCACTAAATTCCTGAAGTAAAATCGAATCTTGATAGAATTGTATGCGTTCGAATAGAAAATACGCTATACCATTCACATACCCATATGTTACACCCGTAGGATCTTGAATAACAGACGGAGGAATTGTAGATGGTATCCATGATGGCAAATTAATAAGAAATGAAAAAGTCTTAATAATATCTCCTACAGGTTCTACCTCAAACTCGATTGTCCTACCAAATTCAACTGCCGTCTTAGGTTGCTTAATACGTCGTTCAAAGAGTGTTTCTCCCTCTGCTTCATATGAATTATCAAAAACATACGAGCTTGTAGATGAATCCTTAAAAAAGAATGTATCCTTCTTTCCTCTGCACACCAATTCGTATAAAGAACCCTCTGCAGATGAATTGACATTCATCCCTCTGTTTGTCTGATATGCTTATTATTTAGGTTCCGGGCGGAGAGCTGATGCCCTGGCCTAGGTAGTATCCACTGGAATAGATGAAGAGCTGGATCCAGGAATCACGGCATCAATTAAGACACGAGATATTCCCATAAGAAGAAAAGAGGAATATGATGTTTGTGTCTCTTTTATAAGAGTAACACCTACTTGACATACAGGGCTACCCGTTGTAACAAATCCTTGGAGAAATCCCCATACTCCATCTGGCACACAAAAATGATCATATAATTTTACAGACCCATAATGCGCACCGTAGGTTATTATTCCAGCAAAGACTGTCTTTGCGATAGCCTCCATCTATCTGGTAGGTCTAAAAGAGAGGGGAGGTGTATATAAAAGCGGATTGAATGTGTGGAATATTAGCTCTTCTACGAGCCTATGACACGGATGATGTATCGAAGAGAGTAACCAGTACTGAATTGTGGGAAAAAGGCGGTAAGCTTTTACAAGCACGAGGACCTGAAGATTATACCATAAAGGAAATGGAGAATGGCACATGGATATTTACTCGACTGGCCATAAATGGATTGAACAATGGTGGTCAACAACCCTTTGTTTCTGCATGCGATACCCTTACATGGATGTGTAACGGGGAAATTTATAACTCGGTGGATCTATCGAAACGTTTACAAGTTAAGTCAAAATCAGGATCTGATTGTGAAATCATCGGCCCCATGTGGGAACACTGCGATGGAGATGCAGTGGCTTTTGCTCGGGCATTTGATGGAGTCTTTGCGCTTGTCTTATATGATACTGAAACAAGTTCCACCATCGTTGCGCGTGATCCCTATGGTGTGCGTCCACTCTTCTGGGGGATCGGAGAAGATGGCTCTTATTATTTTGCAAGTGAACGAAAGGTAATTAGTTCTTTCTGTAAGACATATTCCTTTCCTCCTGGACAGGTATGGACGATTAAGTCACACACTATAAAGAAGGATGTCTATCATAGTATACCATGTCTTAAACTGGCGATTCCTCAACCAGAAGCTTATTTATTCAGCACTCTTCGTGGAGCGGTTCTAAAGCGTCTTATGACCGAACGACCTATCGCAGCATGTCTAAGTGGTGGTCTCGATTCATCACTTGTATGTGCCATCTTACAAATGGAGTTAAAAGGTAGGGGAAAGCCCCCTTTGAAGACATTTAGTATTGGTATGGAAGGAGGATCTGATCTTGCATTTGCTCGTATGGTTGCAGATTTCATTGGGTCTGACCACACAGAGATCATTAAGACTGCAGATGAAATGTTCGAAGCGATTCCCCATGTTATTCGTGATATAGAATCCTATGATATTACAACCGTAAGAGCCTCTGTTGGGAATTGGTTGATTGGTAAGTATATTGCTGAAAACACGGACTGTAAGGTTGTATTTAATGGAGATGGATCGGATGAAGAGTGGGGCTCTTATGCATATTTGAATAAGGCGCCCAGTGATGAAGCATATGAAAGGGATTGCGAAAGACTCTTACAAGAGATCCATTTATATGATGTTTTGCGCTCGGATCGTTGTATCAGTTCACACGGCCTTGAACCACGCACCCCCTTTTTAGATAAACAACTTGTTGCAACAGCTCTTTCTCTCCCTACCCATTTTAGACGCCCTATTCCAGGTAAGGTATGTGAGAAATGGTTTTTAAGGTTAGCTTGTGATAAGGGTCTCTTACCAGAGGAAGTGCTTTGGAGAAAGAAGGAGGCCTTTTCAGATGGGGTAAGTTCAACTGAAAAGTCATGGTTTCTTGAAATACAAGAGCGTGTAACCGTGCCTGATAATTGGAGTGTGAATCCATTTGCATGGACTCCTAAGCCACCCACACCAGAAGCGTATTATTATCGTATGTTATTCGAGGTGTGCAAGTATAATATAGGTGATCCTTGGCCGTATTGGATGCCCAAATGGTCACCTGAAACAAATGATCCAAGTGCGCGAACCTTGGTATAAAATTGATATGCCTAACAGGGGTTGAAGGAAGTTACCCTTCACAATATGCATCCATGTATGGCCAGATTAAATTGTAAACAAACATCCTTTATTGCAAATACGATGCTACTCGCCCACGCGGTTGCAATATGCAGTAATAAAGTAGATGTTGCTGGGAGTCTATGTAATGCATGCATTGCATGTAAAAAAATTTCACAAGATGTTACACCGAGCATGCGAACTTTTCATGGAAAGTTAAGTGATCCCATTCCTGATGATTCACATGTCTATGGTAGTAAATGGTATTGGGATCGAGTTGAAAAATATGGAGCTGTAAATGAAAAATGGCTAGCACATGCACAGAAGATACAATCACATATTGAATGTAGTTATTCTGATTATGGAGTATTTAAGATTAGTTTAAAAGCGATTTCTCCTCCTGTATCTACCCCTTTGCCTCCTGTTATAACTCCAATGGTAAATGCAAAAGCAAAGGCAAAAGCAAAAGCAAAAGCAAAAGCTAGCCCTAAAGTGGAATCTATCCCAACCAGTATTATATCATACATAAAACCACGGGAATCTATATATTTTGAAATAGAGGGTCCCATAGAGACTCTTCCTACAGATTCTTATACTCTCTCCCTTGATACACTGAATGGAATACCTGTATTTAAATGCGAAAATGGCATGGTATTTAGCTGTATTAATAATGAACCAGCTTCCCTCCTTGGATATTATAAAAATTCTATATTCACTCCCATTTAACACGGTCTAAACATTTTTTAAGAAGATATACTAGAAATGCAAATCTTCGTAAAGACCCTTACAGGAAAAACAATTACGCTTGATGTAGAGTCAAGTGATACCATCGAGGGTATAAAGGCAAAGATTCAAGACAAGGAGGGTATTCCTCCTGATCAACAACGTCTGATTTTTGCTGGAAAGCAGCTGGAGGATGGTCGCACCCTATCGGATTATAATATTCAAAAGGAGTCTACATTGCACTTGGTTCTGTAGAATGACCAAGGCGTTTTGTTTCCCATTCCTTCAGATACTCTATAATGTCATCTGTTAACACAGCTATAAATCCCATACATACAATATATTTTGTTTCGGTGCTAACTTGTCGATATGCATTCTTATTGTCAAATTGCCATCTATCCAATGCACGTAGACCGTCCATATATTGAAAAAATCTCCTTTTTTCAACTGGCCATATATCGAAATCATTCACATTACTATAAATATCCATATATATATACTTTAGTTTATTCGCGAGTTATTTAGACGTGGGTGGATTAGAGGCTTAAAGAAGCATCCTTTAGTATAGTAGTGGAAACACTCAATGGTCTGATAGCTCAGTTGGTAGTAGCACTTGGCTGTTAACCAGGAAGTCGAGGGTTCAATCCCCTCTCGGACCGTTTTCTTATTTGTTAGTGCACTACCAAATAAGAGGGTCTAAAGTTAATAATTCCATATATATAGAATAGAATGGAATTTAAATGGTCAGAAAGTGATATAATAACTGGGGATAAATATTTATCTTTGCAAACAGATACAATCGTGTATATAAAAACAGACGCTCTTTTCTATGATGGTCCAATTGAATGGAGGGGAGAGCAGCATACCTTACGTGCAGCACCTATATGGATAACTGGACATTCTGATTTTCCAATTACAAAAGAAGTGTTTGATATCCATGAAAATAAGAATTGTTTCTGGTTTGCCACAAATATGGGGTATGTAAATCCTAAACTTACGGGTCTACCCATAGGTATTACAAATAATACAAAAGAATCAAGTGATCATGTCATTTTTGGAAATATATCTATCATGTTAGAGGTTGCAGAACGACCAAGGACTATCCATAATTTAGTCTATATGAATTTTTTAATTAGTACATACCCCCATGAAAGACAGGTATGCTATAATACTTTTGTAGGGAAACCTTGGGTAACAGTTGGACACTCTGAAAAGACATTAGAAGCTAGGAAAAACTTTCTTATTGATATTCGTAATCATATGTTCGTTCTATGTCCTCGTGGGAATGGTGTAGATACACATCGCTTATGGGAAACCTTATATATGGGTAGTATTCCAATCGTGAAACGGGATGTTGCATTTAATGATGTTTTAGATTTACCTATACTCTTTATAAATGAATGGACTGACATAACGGAAGATTTCTTACTTACAGAATATGAACGTATATCTACAACCAAATGGAATATGAAAAAGCTTACGTTTCCTTATTGGAAGGAAAGAATTTTACAAGCTGAGAGCGAAGTCGCTCTACATTCAAATCGTGTAAAGATTCAAGTTTAACCAACTTAGGAGTATTAAATATATATTCGTGATATTGGTTATAATTCTCCATAACATCCTTTACTCTATTTACGATTCCTTCGTATGTTTCCCATATAATGTAATCGTGGTATGGAATTAAATTACAAAGGGGGGATATTTCTGATATTACTATTACTCCGCATTCTAATGCAGGTAAGGTGCGTAATTCTTCGAATGTATGATGATGATCCGTTTGATGTATATTTATAAGAATTTTTGTATTCTTATAAAGTTCCTTGAGATCTTCTTTTTCAAAACAATTATTACGATTTATATGTGGTAACCCACTTAAATTAGATATAAGATTTGCCCTTCTTGGCTGTTCAGTGCTAATAAAGGTTGTTAATACATCAATATGACGATTCTCTTTTGTAAAATGCAATTCGTATATACTTGGTGAAATATAAACCATTTTGTTTGCAAGATAATTATAGACACCAGAATCTTGCACATTACATATATTTGTGTTACTGTAATCAATAACTATATCTCCTTTCATTAATTCATCAAATCTATCAATCCTTACAAGATATGGAATATTTTTTGTTGACATTACATTTCCTAAAATAGACCCCGATGAATCTCTTCCACCAGGCTCTACAAGGGTATGCTCTGGATTGAATTCAATACGTATTGTTCTATTCTTATTTTCAAACGTATACTCTTCATCGCCACAAATAATATTAAGATGAACGGGATCCGAATATGTTGTAAAAATACTGTGAATTATTGATACAAAATAATCACGGTAATTTTTATCAATCGTGTATCGTCGCTTGTTATAATAGATACAACAAGGACCAATCTCTGTTATACAATCCATTCTTATAAACATGTATAGTATAGCATGAAGAATTAATACGCAACATAAAAGAATATGGTATAGTTATACTATGCAGCAACGAATTCATCCAGAATTTTCACCTGCTTGGTTTGATGCATGTTCTGTAGCCTGGAGATTAAATAAGAAAAGGGTCGGAGAATCATGGGTATATGTATGTAATGTCAAGGGCTGTAAAAGAATCGTCGGCGACAAGGATCGTTGTAAGCTACACTTACATAAACATGCTATGACACTTAGGTCATCAAAAAAATGAAAATCGCCGACCCTTATAGAAAAGCACACCGCACTATGCCTCGTTGTGTTGCATTACTTACAACTGGAAATCAATGTAGAAGGGAAGCACAAGAAGGAGTTAATTGCACAATATGCCATAACAAAATCAGACAGCGTGAAGAGACTGCGGGGCCTATTCTTCCTGGCGGATGCTGTCGTATAAAAACAACTGGACGCAGATGTGATAGACTTGCAGAAGCAAATACTACCGTATGTAGTTCACATAGACTTGCAGATGAAAGGAGGGAAAATGAAAGAAGAGTACAGCAACGCTTTACAGAGCAACTTGATCAAACAGTTGCAGTTATTGTTGAAAATCGTGATACAGTTGCATGGGTAGATGCATTACAGATGATTCATCTTGATTATAGAGGGGCGAATATAAGTCGACAGATGTTCAATGCACTCTGTGGAAGAATACCGGCCATATATGAAGGGCACGACGATATTGCTTATTTTCCAAGGTTTAATGCAGCTCTATTGCAAGCAAGAATTCTGCCTGTCGAGATGGAAGAAGCTGATAGAGAAGCATTTCTACAACGGAATCTTCAAGCTCCTGCTCCCCCCGTTGGAGAACTTGGGGTTCTTGCGGGTGATCGGCAGAACGTCCATACTCGCTTTGTCAGCAAACAGACAAATGAAGGACTCGATAAATTGCTTAAAATGACCATACCTGCGGATCAAAATACCAGGAAATCTATTGCAAAAGCATGGATGTCGATATATGCCATGAAGGATGCGTATTGGAAACCCTTCCTTGACATTCTTATTGATATGAATATTTGGTATGAAACGGAATCATGTCGAGAAACTGGTGATTGTTTATACAGAAGGGCCTTAGATGGGGCTTGGGCCCTGATTCAGCAAACGCCACTGGAGACAAGACTTCAATTAATGAAAAGATTATACGAAGAGTGTCGCGATTCGTATCAAATGTGCGCAGAAGGTCATATAAGCCGCCTTATAAATGTATTTGGTGGCTTCGATGATGCATTCAAGGGAACAGTCAGTTTAAATGAAAGGATTCAAGAAGCAATGTCAGAGATTTCCTTAAAGAGTATTACATACGAAGAAAAACTTGTTCTTGCAAAGGATTTATTTACCAAACTTGGTGTCACAGAGCAGGAGAGAGCACCATGGTTAGAAGCTTTATAGATCATTCATGTAAAAGGTAGCGTGAATCATTTATATCAAACCTTCATAAAAATTGAAAGGTAAAGGCTTCGATGCATAAATTAACCGCCACCAACCCACCAATGACCACCCGTCTTGTATTTGTATTACCTGAAGAGTATACTGCATCTGACTATATGTTAAATGTACATTCATTCTGTGAAAAGAATGGGATACCTATTGATATGCGTTGCTTTGATTCAATTACTTATTCAAAGGATGCGAAATACATTGAACGTCTTCCGGCTATTCATGTCATGATGAATGGTAGAAGAGTAGATACTCTTCATGAAGGACCTACCCTGCTTGAAAGGATTCACACAATTCTTAGACAAACACCTGTTCCTCTCTTTACAAAAATAATTTCCTTCCTTAGACCTTCTAAAAAGTTAAACACTCAAACTAATTAATATATTTTGCTTATTTATTAGTATCAATATCTTATACAAATATATATTCTACCTATAGATATGCTTACGAATGTTGATTCATCCATACATATAAATAAGATTAGAACAACAACTGTAACTGCAGCATATGGATCTTATGTAAGCACTATAAATTCTGGTGTAGCTGTTGCTATTCCAGGTGGCGTGACAAATAGAGATGCTTCTTTAGAAACTGATTACGCAACTGGGAATTTATATTATAATTACATTTCAAGCTATATATCCGGACCCCCTCCTCCTCCCCCAGGTCCAAGGACACAATATCTATATTTTTCTACTACTGGCACAAATATATGGGTAGCTCCTCTAACCCTAACAGGGACTGTTAGCTATCGGGTAATAGGAGCCGGCGGGGGCGGAGGTGGCTCGTTTAATAATGCTGGAGCTGGTGGCGGTGGGGCTGGTGCTATCCTAGTCGGAACAGGATATACTGTGACACCTGGATCTATTTATACAATTGTGGTTGGAGCAGGTGGGGCTGGTGGTATTGCAACAAGTATTTCTGATGGCACTGCACAAGCTGGAGGTATTTCAAGCTTTGATGCTGCAAATGGTGGGCCTATTGCATTAGGGGGTGGCCTTGGAAGCGGGGGACATGCTTATCCAAATGGTAGCAATGGAGCAAGTGGTGGTCTTGGGGGTATAGCGGCAGTCAATCCATCTGGTGCAACAACAGGTGGTAATGGTGGTGGTGGAGCTGGTGCAGGTGGAGGTGGGGGTGGTGCTG